CATTCATGCCTCGGCCTACTCAAGGCTCCTCAGCTAAACGCTGGTGTTTTACACTTAATAATTACACTGACAATGAATATACACAAATCTTCGAGGCTCTCGAAGCCTCCTCTGAGTACTCCATCGTCGGCAAAGAAGTCGGCGATTCAGGAACTCCTCATCTCCAGGGATACACCATCCTTTCAAGACGGTGTAATCTCAGCCATGTACGGAATCTCCTTAGCCCTCGGATCCATCTCGAGGTCGCAAGAGGTACTCCTAGACAAAATAGATTGTATTGCTCTAAAGGTGGAGAATTTAGAGAAACAGGTACTCTCCCTGGTAGAACTCAAGGTAAATCCAGAGATGAATTGGCCGTCGAATTCAGATCTGCCATCGGATCAGGAAGTTCAGGATTGGTTCAATTCTCTGAATCCAATCCCGGCTCTTGGTACTTCTCAGGACATAACTTGTTACGAAACTCTTTGACTATTGCTCAACCTATCATGCGCCCTGATATTAATGTTGAATGGGTATATGGTGAACCTGGTGTTGGTAAAAGCAGATACGCGCATGAGAAACTTCCTGAGGCGTTCATTAAGGATCCTCGAACGAAGTGGTGGTCTGGATACTTACTGGAAAAATCTGTAATAATTGATGATTTTGGTCCTAATGGTATTGATATAAACCATTTGTTAAGATGGTTTGATAGGTATAAATGTATTGTAGAAAGTAAAGGTGGTATGATACCATTACATGCAGATACTTTTATTGTAACTAGCAATTTCGAACCTACGGATTGCTTTAAGGATAAGGAGGGTGTTCCACATCCTCAAATGCAAGCTTTGTATCGTCGTATTGTAATGGTCAATTTATGAAATAAAAGGATTGGTGCGCACCAAAAACGTTGGCGGTAAGTGGTTTTTGGCGAAGCATCCCTTCAAGAAAATATATCTCAAAAAACAGAATACTATCTCTAACCCGAGGCCTTTATGCCTCGGAATCTATAAATAGGGCGTAGCCCCCAACATAATTTGTCATGGCGCGCACAAGACAGAATCGGAAAAGGTCTGGTGGTCCTCTTAGGAGAACAGTTAAGAAGCGCCGTGTAACTAGAAGGCGAGTATCAGGTGCTAGCACCACTACTCGTGCTTCCGGTGCCACCTCTATTGGCACCTTTAAAGGAAAACGGACGTCTTTAAGGACGTATCGTAATATACTATGGAGAGATACTATGATGAAAACTCACTGGCGTAGTACGTTTGATACTACTGGAAATATAACAACGCCTAATACAGTTACTAATGCCACCCTAACTCTTATCCCGGCAATGCCCGTATTTTACACGGTAGGTGGTGGACTCCAGCAGGTAGATAATGCTGTTACACCACCCCTGTTCACAGGGAATATAGTATTGCGTGGTGGCATATGTCGATTGGCTTTAGCTAATCGTATTAATCCTACAGAAGTACAGAACACGGATTGTTGTAGGGTTACTGTTTATGCAGTATGGACTACAGCTAGTCCTATTGCAGCAGGTGGTTTCCCTGCGTCCCCATCTACAATGTGGGATCCGTCTCTACAGCCTGATTTCGAAAGGTTTGGTAAAGTAATGTGGAAGAAAGAGGCTATATTAAAAGCGGATGGAGAAGCCGCTCAATTTTATTTTAAGTTCAAGGTGCAGAAGATTGATCAGGCGATATATACTTTAAATCCACGCGGTCAGACTTTAGTGTGGATGGTATTGGTTAGTCAATTAACTAATACAGAAACAATAGCAACTCCCGAAGTTGTTGACTTTGTAACCTCTCATAATGTATCTTTTAGTGGTGACGCTATAGGCACTACTTGATGTAAGCACTTACGTATTATGTAATAGCGACCGCAATGGGTACAGTATTACCCCATTGCATCGCGTTTGGATCCCTTCTTGTAGAAGGAACTCGACACTATAAATAAAGCAAACTCTTTTCATTCATTCATGCCTCGGCCTACTCAAGGCTCCTCAGCTAAACGCTGGTGTTTTACACTTAATAATTACACTGACAATGAATATACACAAATCTTCGAGGCTCTCGAAGCCTCCTCTGAGTACTC